TTTAGGGAAATAAGATTCTTTAACAGTTTCTAATTTCTCTTTAAATTTTTCAGCATTATCGTATTCAACATTTGCAGCCATAGAAGTAAACTTTTCCAGTTCAGTATCAGCTAAATCGCTTCCAACTTCACCAATAAGTTTATCTCTAGTGAACTCACCAACTTGCTTATTCAACTCAACATTTTCTTTAATTTTTTCATTAAGTTTATCTTCAAGTTTGTCTTTTTCATTTGTTAAATCATCTAATACATTATACTTTTCTTCAGGAACATCAATATAATGTTCTTTGAATAGAGTTTTAAGACCAGTAATAAAGTCCTCAGCAATTTCGGTACGAATACCTCTCTCAACTGCTAACTCATTTTCTTTCATCCATTCTTCAACAACATAATTTAAATAAGCATCAACCTTTTCAGCCATTGCTCCTTTAATTGTTTCAGATTCTTTTGAAAGCTTTTCATCATACTGGATTTTAAGTTTTGCCTCTTGTTCTTTAATGCGTGTTCTAACAGCAGTTTCAAAAATGGTTGCAGCTTTTTCTTTGAACTCATCGCTCAAATCTGCATCCGCTGAAACTAATGCTTTAACATCGCTAGAAAGGTCAATTGCTTCTTCAGGAGTAATTTCTACTTCTTCAGCTGCTGCAGATGGTTTATTATCTTTCGGTAATGAACCGTCCTTAGCATTTGCAGTAACCTGGTCCGAGTGCTTCTTAACCTTTTTCGTTGAGTCTGGAAGCTTGTCAGTAGGTTTAACTACCGCAGGTCCCAAATCTTCAGCGTCATTTTTAAGGTGAGTAGGTTCGGAAGCGCCACCGGATTTTGCTGGAGCACTAGGGTCACCCTTTGTGTCAAGCTCTTCCGCTCTTACTTCTTGTTCTACTTCTTGCTTAATTTCAGTTTCAGCCATTCGGTCTCTCCTTAAATATTAAAAATTTTTAATCTTTCAGTTATTATTATTTATAACAATTACCATTTATAAACCTGCGCTTTTTATTATTTTGCGTAGATTTTATAGTTTAGAAACAAAGTCCTTAAATACTTTAGACTTTACTTCCGCCAATTCTGTTCGTCTTGCTCTTTCGATTTCAGACTTATATTCTTCTACAGTTTTACTTTTTAACACACCATTATCCCAAACCCATTCTTTGCCTTCCATAATGCCTTCTACGAAAGCATCTGGAGCACTAGGGTCTGCAACAATATCTGCTGCTGTCGCTAAATAAAAATCTTTCCCAACAACATTTCCTTGAGAGGAAGATTGTATAGAACCCATCCCTCTTGATGATACGCCCAATTGAGCGCCCTCATCAATTAGATTCTTTACGATTTTACCGTATGGTGTATCCATAACTTTTGCTTCACCAATAAAATTCTTTCCTTCTGGTTTCAAACTTGTAATCATATGTGATACTCTTTCAAGATTAACAGTTGGTCCATCTGGATGTCCCAACTCTCCAAAAGCTCGTCTTTTATTAATGTATTCTGTAGTATATCTTGACACTTCTTTTGAAAGTGTTGCAACCGGATAGACTCGACCATTACGGTTTTTGATATCCGCCTGCATAAAGACACCTTTTATCTTATAGTCTTTACCGCCTTTAGTATTGGCTTCTGTTAAGACTTCGATATCTTCAATTGTTTCTGTAATTAGTTTCATCTCTCCACCTTTTCTTTATTATAGATTTTATCTACAATTCCTTTTTTCATTTCTTCACGCTTAATGCCATACTTTTCAGCAAACGCTTCTTTAAACTTTTCTGCCAAATCAGTTTTGCGTTTTGATCCAACAATTCGTTCTAGTATCTCCCTAGAATAATCTCTTTTCTTTTTAGCCATTTATCTTACTTCAACTATAAGTGAATAGTTATCACCCGACACAAAACCTTTTGTTGAAAGTAACAAATCTCCTGCAGGTGATGTGCTTGCAGTTAATGTAGCATTGTTCTCTATTTCATTACCCGCTGTTTTTAAATCCCAAAATCCATTACCTGATAAAATACAAATTGTTTTATTCGCTGAACTTGCACCACTTCCTGCCCATAATAATTCAACACCCGATTTTCCATTTGTTGTATTCACACTATACCAAATTTTAGAAACTTTTTTCGTAGCATCTTCCGACATACCATTTAATGCGGAAGCATCCATTTTAGTTACAAGAGTTTCTCCTGAACCATCACTTATGTTTGTCATTTTCACCACACTTTTTACACCAGAGGTGTCTGAAAGTGTTTGAGTTGTTACAGCATCAGCCATTAATCTTCATTTCTCCTAAATTCTGTTACCATCAAATAACTATCCACACTTGAGTCAGTTGATAGTGTTATTATTCCATCATTACCAAACTTTAATTGGTCAGGTCGTAATCCATATTTTCCTTTTCCTGTCAAAGTCAAATTACCTGTTTCACTTCCTGCTTTAATTGTTACAGTACCAGTTCCTTCAATCAAATAAAAACATTCTATTAAACTTACTAACGATTCATTTGTTGCGTTAGTTAGTTTTGTAGGTTCTTCCATCGGATCAATTATCGTCTGGTCAGTTTCACTACCAATACCTTTCGATTGTATAATCGTTTTATCTGCGGTATCAACCACAAGTGTATTAGTAATTGTCATAATCTAAACCTTATTAAAACTACGCTGTAAATGAAGCGTCTTTTCTTAACTCCAAGATAATAAATCCTGTTGCGGCAGCAGCAACTGATTCTAAATCACCAGATGTTGCACCAGTATTAGTTGCATTATTAGCAATTGCAGGACCAGTATAATCTCCTGCACCTGTAAGCCTAATAGCGTGTGTATCTGCTGAGGCACCTACAAATTGAAGTTCTACTGAACCCGCCAACCCCCACCAAATTCTTTTAATACTTAATTTAGCACCATTTGCGTGACCACTTAATGCACTTGCGTCCAAAGCAACAGAAGTAGCACTATCAGAAGAATGATCCAAATGAACAACTACTGTTCCATGTTGACTTGTTCCTCCTTGACCACCAGCAGCCACAACTGTATCTCTTATATTTCTTGTTGCAAAAGCCATTTTGTTTTCCTTACTTTATTAATTCGTTATCAAAATAATCCTCAATGTCATTTACCTTGACACCGTGTTTCTTCGCCACCTTACTAATAATACTTTCTATTTTTGAAACAATAGAACCTTTAGTATTATTAATTATATCATATACATCATTAATTGCCTTCCGTAACTTCGGAGATAATTTTTCAAACTCCTGTGTTCCTTCAGGACCACTATACCTTCGTTCATCAAGTTGTTTTCTAAACTTTTTAAACGGCAGGTTGTTCATCACTATCATCCTGCGGTTGGTCAGCTTGTGTTTCAACTTCAGGTGTAGTTTCAGTTTCATCCTCAGGTTTTTCAGGTTCTACTCCTAATCCAGAAGGTGCAATTGCACCCGAAACCTTATCTAATCCAGCAGCATCTTTTATTGCTTCAGCATCTTGAGCAGCATTCAACCAATCACTAGCAACAGTTTGCCTTTTATTGTCCAATGCTGTTCCAATCTTACTTGCAAGAGCATCCTTAAATGCACTTTGAGCAGCAACATTATCATCAGCCGCAAGAGAATCAACCATTTTTACTACATTATCATCTGGCATAATTATTCATCTCCTTCTATATTTATATCGGTATTATCACCCTTATTACTTGAAGTTGTCATTGTTTCTGCTTCAGGATGAGCAATAACACCAGTCTTAATTTCGTTTTCAATTTGAGCATCAATATCAGCAATATCCTCATCAGTTTGTCGTAAAACATTTTTCCTTACATATTCAAGAGAATAAAATTTTCCAATATATGGAGATATCGCACCTGCTAAATCAATTCTATCTCTCAATATTTCTGCATTTTTTAATTCTGCAAAATATCCATCTTTTAAGAAACTATATTGTATATGTTCCTTAATTTTTGGCCAATCATCTATTGTAATAATACCCTTTAAAACAAGTTGTGTTTTTAGAATATCATTAAAAACCTGTGTAAATCTTTTTCTTAATCGTTGAACAAATTTAGAAAACTTTACTTCATCCCTAGTTATTTCTGCTGCCTTACCAAGATTAAAACCACTATCTGATTCCATTCTTGAAATAGGAACATTCAATGACTTATATAATTTCTTTTGAAAGTATTGAACATCTGAAATCTCACCAAGATTTTGTCCACCTGAAAGAGTAGTAACTTCTGTTCCTTTTGCACCCTCTCTACGAGGTAACCAAAAATCTTCGAGCATA